ATGTGGTATAGAAGTTACCGAACGAAAACAAGTTAGCTTATTTAACCAACAGTATATAAGGCCTGATGATGGATTTATCGTGTAAGCCCCTAAGCTCAATTTGGGGCTTTACATAGACGTTTAGGTTTGTTGTATAGTTGTGATTGTGATGATTGCAATAGCTCCATTTTGGACGTATCAGATGAAAATTCAAAAGTATTTGAAGATGTTTTAAAAGCTGGTGAAAAGGCTTTTAAACACCTGTTAAAAAACGGCGGTTATAAAGCTGAAGATATTGTACAACAGCCTTATCAAAATCTTATCGACGAAACTACAAAAGTATTTAAAACAGTAGTTCAAGACAATGTAATTTCACCTGTGTTGAGGTCTGCATTAGAAAGTGATGCCTTTTTGTTTGGCTGTTTAAAAACGCACGCCCAGTTATTTGAAGCAAACTCGCTTTTAATCAATGAAAAAGGATATATCAAATCACAGGCAGAATTAGAGCATGAACTCAATAAACTGAATGTTACCTATAACAACAACTATTTAGAAGCTGAACGACAGTTTGCTGTGAGTTCTGCCATCAGTGCCGACAAATGGTCAAAAGTTTCTGAAAGGTATAATTTACAATACCGCACCGTAAACGACGACAAAGTACGTGACGAGCATAGGGTATTGCACGATATTACTTTGCCGGTAGAAGATGAGTTTTGGAAAAAGTACTATCCGCCTAATGGCTGGCGGTGCCGTTGTGTAGCGGTTCAGGTACGCAAAAGTAAATATCCGGTAAGCGATTCGGCTAAAGCTATTGAAGCTGGTGATAAAGCAACCTCACAAATTGGTAAGGACGGTAAAAACCGATTAGAGATATTTCGATTTAATCCTGGCACTTCTTTAAAGTTAATGCCACCTGAACATCCATACAATAAAGTTGCTGGGTCTGATAAGGTGAAGGAAGAGTTTAAACAAAAATTTATTCCTAAAAAACTAAACCAATATGAAGATAAAGTTGGAGTGAAAATTAATAGAGATTTCTTTTCAAATTTAAGCAAAGAAACTCCTTTACATTTTACAAATCCAAAAGGGTCGGGGGTAAAATCCAAAGGTGCGTATTTTCATCCAACGCAAAACTATGTAAAAATTCCTATGGATAAACGCCGTAAAGACTCCTCTTGGTATGGAGAAGCCATATTCTATCATGAGTATGGTCACGCAATTGATTGGCAAAAAGGATTAAAAAATCTTGATAGTTTATCTATGACAATGCAAAAACATCGTAAAGTAATTACGAATGATTTTAGTAAGTATAGTGAATTAAGTAAAAAGTTATACAATTTAGGATATGAAGCATATAGGAGTAACAATCACGATGTGGTTGAAATGATTGGCGCTGTACAAGACACATTGAAATCTCTTGATATTAGAATTGGATCAGGACATACAGATGCTTATTTTAAGCAAAAAGGAAATGCCGAAGCTGAATTCATTGCTCATGCGTTTGAAAACAAATATAAAGGAAATGAGATATTTAGGGAGTATTTACCCGAATTGTATGATGATATGATAAAATGGTTGGAAGATTCGCTTTAAAAAAGTTCGATGTTGTCAATGGTAATTTCATCCGCATATTCATCAATAAGGCGAATTTTTTTATTCTCCTTTTCAGCTTTTTCAAGAAGATTTTCAAGCGGTTCACCAATTTGCATAAGGCAATCGTAAACAAGTTTTGCATAAGTATCTTGTTCAGAACCCGAATGGTTAATTTGGTTAATGTATTTTTCTACCGCTTTCATAATACAAATATACAAAAATTATCATATATGCAACCAAATAAAATAATTGAGTTATTTATTCAAGATGTAGCTGTTGAACTTACAGACGAATTCGACAGGAATTTTGAACGAAAAGCTTTCTTTGACGAAGCGTGGCCAGCCGAAAAAATGAAAAATTCGCGCGGAAGCCAAATGGCAAGAACCGGAACACTCCGGGCTTCCATTAATCAAACAGTATTAGACAGCATTATTACATGGCAAAGCTCGTTGCCTTATGCAAGCATTCATAACACAGGTGGCGAAATAACTGTAACTGCCAATATGAAAAAATTCTTTTGGGCGATGTTTTATAAAAATGGAGGTAAAGGAGCAAAAGAAAGTGAGCTGACAGCCGAAGCCAAACAATGGCGTAGTTTGGCATTGAAAAAAGTAGGCGATATTCTTAAAATGCCCAAACGGCAATTCATTGGTGAACATCCTCAAGTGCATGGAGTGATACAAGATGTTTTTAATGATATGGAAGATGAATTAAACGAATATGTTTTAAACCATTTAAAAAGATAATATGGAAACGATTTATAATGCTATTTTAGGCAAACTAACAGAAATAACCGAACTAAAATACAGTAGCGAAGATTGGGGACAATTGAATTACTATGGGAAGGATTGCCCAGTGCAATGGCCGTGCTGTGTGTTTGATATGAATTCGGCAACTTTTTCCGAAACAGGAAAAGAACAACAAGGTACTTTGCAGATTGCCTTTAATATTGCCCATTTGCGTCTAACACCAAATTCGGCACGTTCATCTGCAGTACAAAAAACAAACAGTTGGGAAGTGATTCATTTAGTTGAAGCGATACACGAAAAGCTTAAACGATACCGCCCACACCAGCAACATGGTCGGTTGATCCGTACAAGTATGCGAAAAATTAAACGACAAGACGCTATTAAGCAATACGAAGTAATTTATACGATGAGTTTAAACGAAGTCTAAAACAAGCGAGTTTGCTTAGCCTTTTGTGCTTCTATTTTTTCTAACTCTCGCTTTACTGGTGTGCCGAGAATTTCATACAAAGTCGTTCGAGAAATAGGATAAACAGGGTAGATGTACTTCCGCCAAACTACAGTAGTGGGAATATCCTCTGTCTTGTGCTTATTGTATAAGTCAAGTATCAGTTGATAACGTCGTAACTTATTTAATTTTATGCCTACAAGACGTGGGTTCATGGCGTTAGTGAATGGTTAAGACAAATTTACATTAATTTTTAACACTACGCAAACTATCAAAAAAACCGCTCATTTGGGCGGTTTTTTTCATTCTTTTTCAATTGTCAAAATTTTGACTATTTGCGAAGGGTTTTTAATTGTGAACTTAACACCTCCTACAATTGTATCAGATTCAGAACTGTTAAAGTTGTTTTCAAGCCATTTTGTTGATGATTCATAATCTGAGTCTTCATAAGGTAAAGAAGCAATATACTTAAAGAAAGGTAACGTTTTCTGCATGTCCGTTCCAACATCAGCATTAACCGTTGCTCGAACACTTTCAACTGATTTGGTGTCAGAAGAAATAGTTTCTACGATAAATATTCCGCCTACCTCTTGTTTTTTATTTGTCCATCCTTTAATATCTCCGCCTAAAGACTTCTCGGTTGTAAATCCTTCCTTTTCCAAATTCATATACACATCAACAGGTTGCATCCCTTTGATAGCATTTTCATTTTCTTTCGTACCACAAGCAAATAATATTGCAAAAAATGGTAATAGTAGTAATTTTTTCATAAGTAATAAAATTAAAAGTTTTAACAAATATAACAAAAAAAGAGTTGGCCACTACACAGCAGCCAACTCTTTTACGATATTTTTCCAGCGGTTGGGTAAATGATTGCTTAGTTTTTCCCAGCGTTCTGTGCCAACGTTTTTAAGCAATAACGCACTGTGATTAATCGTTGAGCGATTTTGCACAGCTACTTTCTGCTGTACGCCGTCCATCGCTTTAAACGCCTGTGTGTCTTGTATTTTCATAGTTTATATTTTGCATATTTGCGAATTTGTATATTCGCAGATTTGTTAATATTCATCTTCAAATCTTCTTTGATTTACCCATGTCACGACCTGTGCTTTAGCCTGTCCAGTGCGCGCAAGAAAAGCCTCATATTTTGGCAGAGCCGAGAAACACATTATTTTTTCTACCAACTTCAATTTGTTAAAGGCTTTTTCTGATTTTACTTTGTTATGCTTCAAACCGTATTTATCCCAGAAAGCCTCAAAGCTGTAATCTTCGAGCATCAGCTCAATGTTTATTATGCCTTTAAATTTCCGCCATTCTTCCATCATCACGGCGGTTTGCGGGAATTGGTTCTTGGCTAACAAGCTGGCGATTCGTGTACCTTTTAAGTTCGTGAACTGGTAGATAAACCCGTCCTCTTTGCGGTATTGAAAAATCCACTCGTCCGCCGTCTCTTTAAATGTTACTTTGTAGGTTGTTAGTTCCATTACGCTAATTTTTGGTTAATAGTGTCAGCTATGTTTGTCAGTAAACTGTTTTGATATACATTGTTGATTTTAGACACATTGCTCCGGATTATTTCTTCCAACGCCCAGGCTTCGTGAAATTTCAGCGTGATTTTGTGTTTTTTTTCTGTGTCAAACAAGCTGTGTTTTTTAAGCACGTTACGGGCTTTCGTCCCGACTTTCTCGGCGACATCAAACACGATTGATAACGCTATCCTGTTTTGTTTGCTCACAGGTTTTGGAGATTCATACACCTCCTGTAACATGATATTGCAAGCAAGTAACGCATCTGTTGATAGTTTAAGCTCTGTTTTCATAATACAATTGTTAAAATTATCAATCCGGTTATTAAGGCGACAAACAGCCACGCCTGGTCGTTAAATATGTTTCTGTTCATCATTCAATGTATTTTCACTCAACAATCCTTTAATTTTCTTCATCACGAAGCCGGCAAAGGCTTCTTCTTTGTCGGTGTAAAAACCGGTTAGTTCGTTGTAGTATGAGGTGTGTTCTATAACCTCTCCCTTATGGGAACCGTGAGTGCCGATGAATGAATCTACTTGCACTTCTGGACACCAATCTTCTAGCATAGCCTTCGCAATTTTTTCCAACTCTTTATCTAAATCAGGGGTTTGCTGTTTAACGCGACACCATTGACCTTTCATTTCTTTTCCCATGTCCATTTTGTTATTGCGGTTAATACTTTGATTACTTTCTCGAGTTCTTGCGGTGTCATTTCGCAAAGGGTGCGTTTTTGCACAGGGCTACGCTTGTTGGTCATTAGCCATTCGCCCAGCTTGTCCAGGTCGGCAAGCTGGCGACCTTTGTCGTAAAATACCCAATCCAGCTCGTGACACAGGTTCATTATTACCCGGTGTTTTGGGTTTTTGCTGTCAAACTTTTTAACAGGCTTAAACGGATGAAAACCTAAGCTTTTAAGAATCTCGTTTGCTTCGTCGAATGTGAGCTGTTTTGTACTTACACGCTCCGGGTCGTGTGTAACAGAGAAAATCACTTCTTCGCGAGCTTCTTTGTCTTTAAAGTTCATCGCAATGATTTGTATTTGTTTCTTTATTGCTGTCATCTTTAAACGCTTTTTAAAAGTTATTTAAAGCCCCTTTTCGGGGCTTATGATTAACCAGCATACACAGCAAAAGTTTCTTTCTGCGCGATCTGCACGTTGAGCTTTGTAAGTAACTTTCGCAGCCTTGCATTTTTGGGAGCTTCTTCCAAAATTGCCTTTTCGTCAAGGTCAATTTTTGCATATTCATCAGCAGTTTCTGACAAAAGCTGTGCCTTGCTATCTTTGTTACCCTCCAGCACATCTTTCACCCTCTGCGAGATGTACGCGCCGCATTTGAATTTCATTTGAAAAGCCTCGTCAAACTCTTTTTTGTTGGCCTCGGCATAATCAATTAACTCTTGTTTTAAAGGCTTTAATTTTGCCTCTAACTCTTTGATTTGTCTCGCTAGTTTTTGATAATCTTCTGCGATTTTTTCTACTTTTTTTGTCATGATGTTTAAATTATTTAGGTGATTACTTTGATTTTAAGATTAAAAAAGTGGCATTTGTACCATACAGCACGATGTCGGGATTATTTGTGCGCCTGTTACTGAACTCTTTTCGTATAGGCTTGCAGCGCGGGTGTTCCAAACATAAATTATCGTATTCTGTTAGCACTTGTTTTTGAAACTCGTTGATTTTGCTATCTTCGATTAAGGTTCTGTCAATGCTTTTTAGATAATTGTAAAAAGCTTTCTCTAATTTGTTTTTTGCCATCGTTGAATGACCCATATATACCATATACATCACACAAAATATTCAAGCGTTACACATAGCCCATTGCCTGAGCGTTTGATGCTGGCATGACCAATTTCGAGTAGTTTCTCTAATTGCTGGGTGGTCACCGCATTTTTGTAGTTGAATTTGACCGTTACGCTGTCATTTAGGTCATTGTGAGTTGATTTCGGAGTTACCTCTCCGGAGAACATCGCTGCAACCTTGTGCTCGACGTCTCGCATTTGTTCTGTTAGTGTCATATATTTATAATTATTATTTACTTGTTAATTACAGCACTAGATAGTTATCAAACATCCATGGTTTATATTCAATGTCGTAATCTCGAATTACACGCTGTACGATTTCATTAACATGTTCAGGTAGTTTATAACCCTTCTTAGCGATTGTATTGTTATGGTCGGCAACAATACACCGCAATAGCGCAGCACGCTCCTGGTTAATACATATCTTTTGCCCTGTGCTTAAATACGCAGCCTGCTTAGCGTATCGCAATACCTCCGATAGCAATACAAAGCGTTCTTTTAATTTTTCTACTCTTGTCATACGGCTACAGTTTCGA